AGTAGCCGTTCAAAACGATTGATTTCCTCTGCGACTTCAGGCCAAGCGCACAGTGGACAGACGCCCTCAGGCGTAGGGTAATTCGCGCCATCGAAGCGATGGCCACGCTCGCAGAAGCGTTGCTCGAGCAACGTGCGTTGTTCGACGGTCAGGCCAGTCATAGCGGCTTACCGGGGATCAGGAGCGGGCTACTCGGCAGCGCATGGAATTTGCCGTCTGAGATCGCATCCGCCAGCTTTGCGAACGGCTCACACCACAGATTGTGGTTGTCACACACGACCTTCATGCACTTGCGGCACACTTCCCGCGGCCTGGTGCGCTCAGGCCGTCTCACAACGATTGCGTTGCAGTGGGCACACGTGTACGTGTCGAACTCCCCGACCTCGCCACCCGGCACCGGTACGCCACCGGCCGCGGTTATTTGCGGTGCCAGATCGTCCGGGATACCGGGCGAGTTGCTGTGATCAATGATCAGGTAACCCTTGTGCCCTCCAAGTTTGGTAGTCACAGCGCGTCCGTGCCGTCCTCCTTTCTAATAGCGTTCATCCGACCCATTGGACCGAACTGCGCCCTTGCGTCCGAGTACCCAACACAGGCCCCGCATCTCGCCACACGAACCTGAACCCGGTTCCGACCGAGTACACCTTGCCTGACGGCGGTACCGGCAGGAACGGCGGTACCGACTCAAACTCATAGTCATACGTGCCAACGCCACCCGCTCGAGCACCAGCCCTCTGAACGTACAACTCGCGGCCCAAAACCCACTGCCGATTGAGCGTTGGCTCAACCACGGTTTCGCGCGCCCTGATGAGATTGACCAGGGGCGGATCGGACATGCTGGCACTAGTGTCGATTAATCCCTCGATCCGATTCCCATCGAACAGGCTCTTGTTTACCGTGATCGTCGCGTTGATCCCAGCAGGATTGATGTCCCACGGGCCGCTCCAGCAGTAGAACCAACCCGACAAGCAATGCGTCTCATCGAGTGTCAGTCCAGGCACCGCATGGCGACTGTTATAGCCGCCGTAGTAGTACTGGTTGATCACTCGTCCGTTGTATACAGTGCTGCGCGACGTGATCGAGTACAGCGGTACCTTGCTGTACGACGTAGCGTCATACCAGCGTGAGAATGGCATATCCCAGGTCGCCACGTCGGTGACCGCCCACCCATCCCACATCACCGGGCCGCTCTTGTGCGCCATGATGGTGTTAATCGTCCCGTCTTTGAAGGCGTACCCGTCACTCGGGATGGTGAACTCCATCCGCCACAACACGATCTCTGCGCGTTCAAAGGCGTAGTGTGACCAGCGCTCAACGCTTTCATACGGTGTCGAGATGTAGTCGATGCCGCCATTGACCACCGAATGCCGTGTAACTGGGACTAGCCAGGCCGAGTCATCGAAGCCCGGTTTTGTCCAACCATCTGGCAAGGGCGGTACAGCGGTCGGATAGATGCCCGGCCAGATAGTCGGCCCCTGTCCCGGAATCGGCTCCCAGCCTGGTGTGGTTCCTGGCGGCTCACCATCGGGCTGATAGCCGTAGGTGCCCATACTGAACATACGGATGTTGCTGGTGTTCGCCACCACCGTAGTACTCGACTCGGCATTCGGATTGCCCCAGATTGACCGCCCCTCATACGTGTAGGCCGTCACGATCAGGTCGGTCGGGTCTTCCGGCGCAATTTCCAGCGGCGGAACCTCGGGGTACGTGATGACGTGCGTGATCCCATTGTGTGAAATGCTCAGGTCTTGACCGGTCTGTTGATCCAGGCCGAACAGCGTGGCGGTACGTCGATACGGCGGGCCGTACAACTCTGCGCCAAACTCATTCCGCAGCACTAACGTACACGCCGAGAAGTGGCCGATATCCAACCTGACGCGACCGCCATCGATGTAGAACGTGTAGTGGTCGAGCGCCGGCGGGAGTGGCGTCCCTGGCAGCGTGCCCGGTGGGTTCTGCGGGAGCCGGTACTCGGTCGAACCGACAATCACCGTCGAGCCAGAGCTTCCGTCTGTTGCGTCCTCACCCTGCCACCGGCTGAAAAAGAACCCGGTGACACCCGTCTGCTGGTCACCTGGTGCACGGTCGGAAGTCGTCACGCCAGTGACCGGATCGAGGTATGTCACCGTCTCGCCTGGACGACTGATGAACTCGCCGCTGATATCGTCCACGCCGGCGCTCAAGGGAAACGGGGAATCTTCATTCGCTGGATACGGGCCGGTGAACTGGTGGTTGTGGGTGTAATCAGAGAACCAGCACTTGGAGATGAACGGCGCGTTGTTGTTATCCCCTCGAAAGTGCGCCAACGGCAGTCTAGGCAGCAGCAGCGTGTCGTCACCGCCAGCAGCCTGCTGGCTCATGAAGATCACGACCACCCTGTCGCCCGGCACGGTACCTGGCGGTATTGGGACCGTTAGAGTCTTGCCGCGTGGCGTGCCGTAGAGTTGGACAAGAATCGAGTTAGCTGCGGTCGAATAGTCGCGGACGATCAGATGGTTGCCCGGCCCAGCCACGCCACCATAGTCAGTCCCGTAGATTGCCGGATCTTGGCCGAACTTGTTGACCAGCACCTCGCGTGCGTTGCCTAACTCGCCAACTTGCGGATCGTCCACACTGAACGCGGTTCCTGGGCTGAGCGCACTGCCAAGCAACGAGTTGTTGAACCAGACATTTCCCCCGCCCGCGGTCGGGTTGTCCGGGTCAGATGATGCGTTCCATACGACGGTTATGCGAACGTTGCTTGCCGTGCCCGTTAGCACATTGATGACCGCTCGCATATTCGTCACGCCTGGAAACGTCACGTTGGGCAGATCGTAGAGCCGAAAGTCGGGAAACCCTGCGCCGCCCGGATCGCTGATCGTCATCTCCGAGAGCAGGATCTCGACAGGATCGGCACCGACCGTAAAATCCTCGGTATGGCTGACGAGAACGACCATTCAGGCGATTTTCCAGAACTCAGCTACGGTGTAAACCTCAGTGTCAATGTTCACTTTTAGCCCAAGCCCGAATGTGGGGCGCGTCGTTTGACACTGGCCCTGAATCTGGAAGGTCTTGTATGTAGTGATAGAAAATCTGCCAGTGAGTACAGCCGTAGCCCACGCCTGAGTTGCGCTGCTGCTGCTGTAGCCGTTGGTACTCTTGAGCGGCACCGTCGTACTGTCCGTCATGTTCTGGAGGCGCACCTTGAAACCGTCTACCTGCACGCCCGGCATCTCAATCCGCACGGCGTACGTGCCTGGCGTGAGCGTAATCTGGTTACTCGCCAGACTAGCTAGCCCTGCGGTATCAAACACGACAGTGTTGATATCGCGTTGTTGCCATGACCCGCTGGTGAACGTGCCGCCGTCCGTGTTCTGCGCCTTCTGATCCTGGATATTGATGTACGGCTGAAGAACCGTGCGCGCCATCGAGAACCCGAACAGCCCGTTCATCGCAGCTTCCAGAACTCCGCCACTGTGAACGTCTCATGATCAACCGTGAACGAATTGCCGGTTCCGAATCCAAACCCATCCGTTCCCTTGCTCGAACCGCACTGATGCTGCACTTCGAGCACCGTCTGATCGGTCAGGATAAACAGGCCAGTCACGATAGCATTTGAGCCATACGCTGAAGTTCCAGTCGCCGTACCTACAGTTGGCATGGAACTGCCCCATAACAACGTCGTACCGGCAGTAATGTTCTGGAGTCGAGCCATATGCCGCGAAACGCTGGTTGCCGGACACATGATGTGCGCCCGGTAGGTACCGCCTGGCAAGGTAATCTGATTGCTGCTCACGCGAGCCAGTCCGTACAGATCCGATTGGATCGTGTTCAGGTCACGTGTACGCCACGCACCGGACGTAAACGTCCCGCCATCCGTAGCATTTGCCTTTTGATCCTGAATGTTGATGTACGGAGTGTCGCTTGCAGCAGCACGCTGGACAGGGATGCCGCCGAATCCAGAACCAGGCACACTCAGTAATCGCCCGCATAAGAATTGGGTACAATATGCCCATGCCACGAACGTATACGCGAGAGCCGCTGGAAGAACGATTCTGGAAGCACGTTGATAAGACCTCCGACTGCTGGCTCTGGACAGGCCCAGCCAGCCACGGTTATGGCGTAACTCACGTCTGGAACGGAACTGCTTGGCGTAACCAGCGAGCCAGCCGAATCTCTTGGAGCATTCACTTTGGAACAATCCCTGAAGGGCTGTTCGTCTGCCACCACTGTGACGTGAGGCTGTGCGTCAGGCCGGACCATTTGTTCCTGGGCACGGCGGCTCACAACACCGCAGACATGATTCGAAAAGGACGGCGGGCCGACCACCGTAGATTTGGTGACAAAAACCCTACGCATACGCATCCAGAGAAGTACCAAGGAGTGCGTAATGGCCGGGCTAAGCTGACCGATCACGATGTACAAGCCATCCGTATCAGGTATGCAACCGGCGCGGTAACGCAGATAGCCTTGGCGCGGGAATACGGAGTGAACCAGACCATGATCGGGTTTATAGTGCGCCGTAAGAGTTGGCGTCACTTGACGTAATCAATAATCCCCAGCATGTGCGATCACGTCGAACGTCTCAGCGTTGTGCGTCCCAGCCTTGAGCACGTAGGCGTTAGGCAATACCAGCAATGGACTCGCTGCATCGGGCGTGATGATCGTCGCTTCGAACGCTTGCACCGTAGCCGATGGCGTGATTGCGGTCACCGACACTTCGTCCCAAAAGCGGATGTTCGTTCCGTCCGAGATGAACAGACGCACCATGCCCGCCGTAGTCGTGCCTTGCGCCCGAACGTGGATACGATCCACCCTGGTCCCGAACGTTGCACCCGTAATCACGTCGCCCAGCGTGCCAGTCCCATCACGCAACGTATTGGCTGTCGAGATGCGGACCATCCCAACCTTGGGCGTAGCGATAAAGATGGGATAGTTATTGACTGGCATGGGTCATCCTTCAGGAGTAGTTGGTTGCTAGATACAGACGAGCAGCAGCCACGTCAGGCGGCGCGCCCAGAGATCGCCACGTGCCGGGCGAGCCAGCCACGGTACAGATCCACATGCCGCCGTATGTCCGATCAACGACGTAGTCCCCGACCAGGAACGAGCCGCTGGCCGGTGCAGCTCCGTTCACTGCACCTGCATAGCGGCTCGAATTGATCGCACCAGTCAGACCTGTAGCCGTCAAGCTTGGCGCAGTCACAGCCGACCCGAATACCGGGTTGGTCATATTGGTGAATTCAATGTCGTCGACTTCGATGGCGAAGCCCGTTGTGTCCGACGTGAACACCCAGTGCGTGCCCGCGTTGACCGTACCCTCTTGGACGCCGATGATGAACAGCGCGACAAAGTCGGAACTGAGAGCCCCGTCAGATGCACGCGCAAGCGGAGTAGCTGCACCTGTCCAAACGTACGGCCCGTTGTCGCTCAACGTGCTCTGGTCCTTGAGCAGCACGCGGTCACCAGTGCCAAGCGTGACGCCATCCATCGTCGTACCAGGCGTGCCGATGGTCACATTGGCTATCGACGCCGCGCGAACTGGCTGCTTCTGCCGCTTACTCTCATGCAGCTCTGTCCCAGAAGCGCTTGAATGTAGTGGCATCTAACCTCTCACTTCAAACGGGACGCCGTCTTCGTCCGTAAAAGTCGTGTCGCCATCGTCAAGAGTGTTCACCTGAACCCCGATCAGGTCAACGCGGCGTAGTGAAAGCGTGAGCGTCAGCACCGTGGCAGTACCGGCAATATCCGTGAGTACGTACGAGATCAGGTCGCCAGGCTGGAGACTGGTTGTCCACCCGGTCAAGTCTATTTCTGCCTCGATCTGATTGCTAAGCGATGGCGGCAATCCGGGCGGATACAACGGGGTTCCGCCGCTGGCCCACAAGCCGACGCTCGCCAGGCGCAAGTCAACGCTAGCAGTCACCGATACTGGCGACAATAAACGGGTGACCGGGTTCCATATAGCGGCAGTCATGTGACAACCAACAATTCGGTATGCGCCCGGCGGCAACTGGGGCACACCGCCCATACCAATCGAGAGCGGCAAGCCGGCGCCATCAAAGTTGATAACAAGCGCTGTAGTGGTGTCGGCTGGCCTGCGCTCGCTGTCTTGTTGGCGCGCCTTCATGATGGCGCTACGCCACATGTTGACTAAATCTGCATTTACCGCAGTTGACACTTCTTCCGTGATGCGCGAGTCGTCTTGGAACGTCAACCGCCACCGCCGATGTACGTAATGCTCTGGCTAACTGCGCCACTGGTCGTATAAGACTTGTCAACCCGCTGGACCCACAACCGCTCAGAGATGTTCAGTCGCGAGCCGTTGTTGATCTGGTGAATCTGGCCTGGCCCAATGTCGTCATTGCGCGGCGTCGTCATGGTGAGTTTGATGATTTCCCTGTTGACTTCACCCAGCCAGTAGTTTGCGACTGCCTCAGTAGAGATTCCCTGGCCTGGTGAAGAATCGGCACGGCGCTCGATCATCGGGCTGTTGAAGCTGTAGACCTGAGTGCCAGTTACTACGTCTGCGCTACCCTCGGCGTACCAGACACGCGGGTCGGCATAGTCACCCACTGCGTAGCCGCCCACGCGAACAGCGTTGAAGGCTTCCGTGACGCTGCGAGTGTTCTTGCCTTCAGCGATGTCTACGCCTGCCGTAAAACTCATGTCTGTGCCGCCCGACGGAACGCTAGAGACTTGCGTACGGTAAATTGATCCGCCTGTTGATTCAAAGGTCCGGTAGCCCAGCGAGATCGAGTCAATTCGTTGGATGTAGCTAAGCGCCGACTCGCCCGACTTCCAGCCAAACTCTTCCGGTGCGACCGTGCCCATAATCGTCCCGGTCCCGCCGATGCTGCCGCCGTTCAAACTCAGCCCCACCGTGTCAATCACCGTACTCACGATAGTCTGATCGGTCGCTGGCCCGCCGGTAATGTCGTCTAGGAACACCGCGCCGTCAGCAGGATTTATCTCACCCTGCATCTTGAACTGCTCCAGCATGAACATACGCCCACGGCATTGAAGCGCCAGGGTTCTTGGGTACAAGGTGAATTCAACCTGTACGAGCAACCCGCTGAACCACGTATGCGTATCGCCGCCTGCACTCACCCTGATGGTGACCGTATCGTAGTACGTCATGTCAGGCTGTTCGCCGGCTATCGTGACCGTTGCCTGCCCGTAGTTCATGTCATAGCCGAGACTGGCCGTTACTGCGATGGCGTTACTGACGATGTGTCCACCGACCGTCACTACTAGTTCGGTTTCACGGATCGTGGCAGGCATCTAGGCGTCAGTAATCACGAATTGAGCGGTAGCGATGGTCTGCCCATCGGGTTGCTGTGCAGGCCGAGACAGGCTCATCAGCACCGCATCGTGGGTATCAAGCGTCTCCACGACTAGCGACGCTTCCGTGCCCAGCAGCGTGTTCAGCGTGGCCCACGCGCCCAGGCTGGCAAGCAGAATGTTCAGGTTCAGCTTGAGCGGCGTGCGCCCTGCCAGATCGACGTAGAAGTTGTCGCCGCCAGGAATCTCTATGATGGTCACCCGGCCTTCCCGGTTCTCCTGAAACGAATCGATGCCAGCAACGAAACTCACTGCGCCGAAGCTAGCCATTAGAAGGGTGTCCCTGGCACTTGGCCAGGCAGTGGCTGTGGCGGCACAACTACGCTGCGCTCCGCGGTCACCATCGCAGTTGTCACCGCATTCGACACCTGCTGCGCTAGCCGGTCAAGCAGTGCCTGACTGGTCACTTGCGGATTATTGATGGTGACGCTCACGTCTCCGAAGCCCCCTGCGCCGCCACCACCACCACCCGCCGCGGTGGCCTGTGCGGCCTTGAGTCCACTGATAGTCGACCCAATATCTGCACCACCCGGCAGCGATGTGACCCCCAGTGTTTGCAGGAACTCCAGAATACTAATAAACGCGCCGACAATTTTTTCTTGAATCCAGCCCTTGAATCGGTCGAGGATGGGCGAAATCACCGTATCGAAGAAACTGCTCAGGAACGTGCCGAACGCCTCAAAGATCGCGCCCACCCCAAGGACGGCTGACGTCAACTTACGATTGAAGTCCTCGCCAAATTTTCCCGCCTCCGTAACGATGCCACCCAACACAGCCTTGATCTCGTCGCCATGCTTCTTGACGAAGTCGATAGCGAACGCAACACCAGACAGCATCGGGATCTTGTCCATAATCGCCTTTGTGTTCTCCCAGTTGTTGGCGATCTGATCGAACGCGATCCCCAGCCCAACAAGGCCAAGGATGACAAGACCAAGTGGACTGACCAACGCACCTATGGCTGAAACCGCTATGCCGGCCGCGATCAGCGCAGGGCCGAGCGCCGCAAGAGCAATAAATCCCTTGAGCTGATCATCCGATAACGCTGGAATCTTATCGGCGATTCCCTCGAGCGCTGGGATAAAGTTCTTATTGATCTGATCGATAAGTTTCTGAATGGCAGTTTTCTGCTTATCGTAAACCGGGATTGCATCGGACTGGATAGTGTTGGCCGTCAACGTGAATTGGTTCTGGGTGTCCTGCATGGCAGCATTGACTTCGTTCTGCAAGGCAGTCGCGTCAGTCCATGCCGTGTTTGCGATATCCAGAGCCGATGTCAGATCTTGCTGTGCATTCGCAAGCCCTAAAAGCGTCTCGCGCTGACGATCCCCAGTAATACCCAAATCCTCTAGTGCCTTGGTAACCCCAGCCGGACCTTGGGTATTCTGAATGTTTTTCAAGCCGGCTACAAAACTAGCAAATGCTTGAGCAGGATCGTTTTTGACAAGCCCGCGGAAGGCATCTTCACTAATCTCGGCAACCTTTGCCATTCCAGAAATACTCAATTTACCGCCCGCGGCCGACGACGAGAACTCATCCATCTTCGTATTGGCCTGGCCGAGTTCACGCTTGTACTTGTCAATGGCGACCTGATTAGCCAATATCGCAGACTTGGGAGTGTTACGGCCAAACTCTTTTTGCCGCGCCTCAGCAACGGCAAGATTACTTGAAAGATCCGAGATCGAATCCTTCAGGCTCTGGATCTTCTGTTTCGCCTCCTCCGATGCCCCACCTGTCTCGTTCAGGGCATTGACCATATCTACAAAGAATTGGTTGACCGATGTCGCACCTGCCTCTGGCAAAATACCTGCTGCTGACAATGCAGCACCAATCGCCTCTACTTGTGCCGGCTTAACACCGAGAGCGGTGAGCGTACCGCCCAACCTTCGACTAAATTCCAGAATGTCACGCTCGGTGCCACCGAACCTATTTCCCAATTCAGTTATGACCGATCCGAAAGCTTCAAAGTCCTTGCTCGCCAGGCCCATGACGTTGATCGCACGACCGATATCTTCAGCGATCTCTCCGAATGGCAGATCTGTTGCCAGACTCAGACGAGCAACCAGACTCGTAAAGGTTTTGATATCTTCGCCAGCAATACCGACCTGACCACCAACCGCAGCGATCTCAGCCAACTGACTGGCCGTCTTCAGCCCACCAGCCGACGTCTTGCTCATGTCGATCAGACTCTGGCGCAAGTCCTCGAGCTGCGTGGCGTCAAGTCCCTCTACGGTGCGCCTGACCTGTGTGAAAGCATGCTCAAAATCAGAGCCTGCCGAGAACACAGCCGCGCTCACGCCCACAATCGGCAAAGTCAGCCCAGTCGTGAGGGCTCGCCCTGAACGTTGTATGCGCTGTCCGAAGTTTTGGATGTTATTGCTGAGCGTGTTCAGACCAGCGGTTGCACCAGCAACGTCGGCGCCAACCGTGATGAAAAGTTCGCTGATTGGAACCGGAATTAGAGTGCTCCCTCCGGTACAATAGTTCCGTGCCTCGCGGGGAGCGTAAGGAACACCGCTTCAATCCAACGACCGGTGTCGAAGAACGCGATTGCAGTCAATGCAAGCAGTGGGTTCCTGTGACAGAGTTCTTTGCTCAGGGTCGATTCCTGTGCAACTTGTGCAAGCCATGTGCACGAGAACGGGCACGAACACAAGCCAGAGCCAATGCTGGCCGCCATCGGGAGACAGCGCGCGCCTATGCCATAGCCAACCCGGAGCGAGTCAGGGTTAAGATGACCAAGTGGAGAGCAGCGAATAAGGTCCGACTCGACGAGTATCAGAAAACCTATAACCAGCAGAACGCCGAGCGAAAGCGTGAATACGCTAAACATCGACGCAGCACCGAAGAAGGTCGTGCCTATATACGTGAGTGGGAGCGTACTCATGGAGCCGATAAAGCCGCCCGCCGACGCGCAAGGATCGCTGGCGTCACCACCGAGCCGGTCGACCGCAACGCAATTATCAAACGCGACAAAGTCACGTGCTACTTGTGCAACACAAAACTCAAATGGCGCGAGGTCACGCTTGACCATGTGATCCCGCTCGCTCGCGGCGGATCGCATACTGCGGCGAATCTGCGCGTCGCGTGCGGGCCGTGCAACTTCAGCAAGCAACACCGATTGTTGGCGACCCTGCCTCTCGGCATTTAGCACAGGCATCGACTAACCCCGGTTCGCCTGCTTGCTCAACTGCATTGCCTGCTGCCGATTCCTGGCGCGACGCATAGCCCGCTCCTCGTCACGCCGCTCAAGGATGTGGTACGCCACCCAATGAGCGAACTCCGCGCCACTCATTCGGGTAACGAGTTCAGCTCTCGTCATCCCCAGCATCTTCGCCAGGGTGTACTCGAACCGCAACGAGGGATCCCTCAATAGGGCTTTTGGTCGCCTCATCTACACTCTCAGAAGAGAATCCGGACGCGTCCATGATCGCCTTGAGCACGGTCGTCATGGCCATCATCGACTTGTCGCCTAGTCGCCCGTAATCAGCCATGCTGAACTTCGGCTCGATGACGCCCTCAATGAACAGCAACTGCTCGAGCGCCTCGTTGTCCAACTCAGATTGTTTCGTTGCTGGGTTGATGCGCTGTGCCTTCCTACGCAACTCCGCGGACTGCTTCTGGCTCAACGTTCGGATACGCACGGCACCACCCCACTGGGGCACCTCTACCGTTCGCTCTTCGATGTCCTTGGCCGCGAAGATCTCATCTGCGGTCAGAATGCGGGTTGGTTGGGTATCGAAACTCATGCGCCCTCCTCAGGGGGGATGATTGACAGGGTGACCTTTGTCGCGTACGCTGCGCCGGCTATGCGTCGATGGCTGGTGGGAGTCGTCAGCATGCTTGCCGTACTACTCGTTGTGGGTTGTTCAGCGGCAGCACCACCCATAACGGGCGCTACGCCGACCGCGCGCCTGGTACTTCCAACGCCCACGCTTCTTCCGCCGCCCAAACCGACCCCGCGCCCTACCAGCACGCCGGTGCAGACACGACCATCAGTCGGTCTAGATGCTCGCCTGTGGTCAGGAGGGAACAGCGAGTGGTATCTCGCTGGAACTGAAGTCTGGCAAGAGGCATACACCAAGGCGCTCGCGGCAAAAGACAAGATCGGCATAGAGGAACTGATACGCCAGGAGCGCATCTTTCCAGTAGCTAACGGAACGCGTCTCCTTGTCCTGGAGCAGTACCGAGACATGACCAAGGTGCGCGTGATGGAAGGCCCCCAGTTCGGCAAGGCCGGCTGGGTAGCCTTCGAGCACGTCCGCTAAGCGTCGGTGATCGTGCCGACCACTGCCACCTCGGCAGTCCACGTCGCCGTGTCATCGCCTGGCGTATCCACTTCGTAACTTGCCAGGTAGCCACTCCCGCCAATGGCACGCGTACCGCCGCCCGAGCCAGATT